GCAGGTTGCTTCATGAGCGAGGTGGACGCAGAATTGTCGTCTGCGGGTGTTACCGCTACGAACGCCGCTAGTGCCGTACCTACGCACGGTGGTAAGGCGACACATACGTCTAAGACCAGACTTGTCTCGGACGTGGTTACGGCGGGCGTGAACATACCCTACTTGGATATGTTCCGACTGTCTATCCTTAGCGCCTTGTTCGTCCAGAAGTTTAGTGGGCGAATGTCAGCACTTTGGACGTGAGGACTCTTTATGCTTGGTTCTACGCTCACTATCACCTTAGATGGGTCAGGCGGTACCGCTAAGGTACTACCTCTCATTAACCAAGATGGGTATGGTTCAGAATACTTCCTGGACGATACCACTGTCACGTACCGCGCGAAAGTGCGGCATTCACGTGACACGGTGAAGGCGGGGACGCAACCGTTTGATCGTCACTCTGTGACGTTCTCGCGGTTTGTTAAGCCGACTTCGTCGATTCCTCTTGGTTCGCAATCCGATGTCTCGTTCACGATCAGAACAGATCCGAACGCGGTCGCCAGTGACGTCATAGACGTCTCCGAGGCCATGTCTTTCTATATGGTCAAGGCTGGTGGGATTGCTGCTAAGTTGCTTGGTTGGGAGTCGTAAGACTTCCAAACTGGCAGTGGTGAGCGTGCTGCTGAGCCGTAGATGCCCAACCAGGAGTTGAATCCATGGAGGACACGAACAGCTACGCAGAGTTCGCACTAGGCCTGTTCGCCGCACAGTTTAAAGATTGTGCGACGTTGTACCCAGCACTAACCAAGGAGTTCGAACGGGATCTTTCTCGTCTCAGCTCCGCGGTCGATTGTCATGGTATCCGATTCGTCTTGGATATCATGCCAGGGTGGCGTAAGCACTTTGATTCGTGCCTTGCCGCCCAGCGCCTAATCCCATCTCGTACGTGCCACTTTGGCGTGTGTAAGAAGGGAGGGGTAATCCCACGTTTCCTACGGGGTTTAACCCTGCGCGTTTTCGACCTTAATGGTGAACTTAAACCAGATCCTGACATTCAGGCGATCAGGTGCATAAGGCAACTCCTTGGAGTTGCTCGACGCATCCGGTTACCCTGTTCAGCCAAGCACCGCAGCGATGCGGTGCGTGACTTTGTCAGGACTGACCTTGAGCTCAGAAGGCCTGACCTTGATTGGTCTCAGCCCGAAAAGTTCGATGACAGTATTGCTGCCAAGGTGTCGTTTCTTGATGCCGTGGTTAGCACGTCTGAATCGAAGCAGGGAACTCTTTTCCCTGACCTCGAGGTCCCCACTCTGGAATATAGACATGCTGAGTGTATCCAGCAGGTTGCTGACTACATTTCGGCGTGCCTGGGTCAGTTTGACCCACATGAGTGGAGGTTTAAGCATGGACCAGGTGCAGTTGCCGACCAAAGGTTTGGAGCGCATAAGTATGCGTTTCGCCAATGGCCGGATAGGCTTGACAAAATCTTTCCTCAGGCTGATTTCGCAGTTGCGAACTATGGCCTATGGGAAGATTCGTCACTGTACAAGGAACCGCAGTCGGCGTCTCAACGTGTGATACCGGCTAAACTGCATGCAGTACCAAAGACTATTACGACTCCTAGGCTTATCGCCGCGGAACCGACTAGTCTTGCGTGGTGCCAGCAGAGCATTCGCGATTTCTTGTACACTCGGGTTCAGCGGTCTATCCTTGGTGCATTTGTCGATTTTCGTCGACAAGACATCAATGGACAGGTCGCCCTCGAGGCCTCCCATACCGGTCGCGCCGGGACGATCGATTTGTCCAGCGCTTCCGACCGGGTTTCTTGCTGGCATGTGGAACGACTGTTTCGTCGATCCCCTAGCCTGTTGGGTGCTTGCGGAGCTTCTCGCTCCGTGTTCATCCGGCAAGATATCTGCCGAATGAGTCCGAAGCTTCATTTGCTTCGGAAATATTCGACTATGGGTAACGCCACCACGTTTCCGGTTCAATCCCTGTTCTTCCTCGCTGTGATTCTTGGTACCGCACTTTATGTGCGGCGCAAGGAGTTGTGGCAGGGATCGATTAGGGACCTCATCGGAGATAAGGTCCGAGTCTTTGGGGACGATCTTATTGTCCCCGCTGACTGTGCAGGTGCTACAGTAGACGCTCTCCATGCCCTCGGTTTGAGGGTCAATTCTGCGAAGACTTTCTTGACTGGGAAGTTCAGAGAGTCTTGCGGAGTGGACGCTTACGATGGTCACGATGTGACCTCGGTTGGCGTTTTGGAAGTGCCTAAACAGGCCGGCCCTGGATCCGTCGTATCGTGCGTGGATGTGCACAACAACTTCGTTTCTCGAGGTTGGCTGTATACGTCTTCGTACATGCGGAAGACGGTCGAAGCACTACGCGTCTATCAGATACGTGGTGTTACGCACGGATCGGG